GTCCTCGATGCCCAACGCCAAGCCCGTGGCCGTCATCGACTGCCCGCGCTGCGACCGGTCCAAGTGCCAGTCGTGCTCGCGCATCGTGACCGACAAGACCGCCCGGCGCTGCCCGCACTGCCGAGCGCACCTGCAGTTCGCCGGGTGAGGCAGGTGACGGCCCGTGACCGTCGCCCCATGGGCTGAGCACGCCGCCCGCCAGTTCGAGCCCCCGCCCCCGCCCCGGTGGGCCACACCGGCGGTCATGGCCGGCGAGCTCGACCCGCGTTTCCGTCGCACGCCGGCCATCGACCACATCGACGCCGCGATCGCCGAGACGCTGAACACCCTCGACGGGCGGCTCATCGTGTCGATGCCGCCGCAGGAGGGCAAGTCGACCCTGGCGACGAAGTGGACGCCCGTCCACCGGCTCGTCGAGCACCCGGACGACCGGATCGTCGTCGCGTCCTACGCCCTGAGCCCGGCCCGGCGCATGGGCCGCCTCATCCGCGGGGAGATCAACGCCCACTCCGCCGAGCTGGGCCTGCGGATCGCCGACGACGTCGGCGCCCAGGCTGAGTTCGAGCTCGCCGGCCACGAGGGCGGGATCTACGCGGTCGGCATCGGCGGCGGCCTGACCTCCCGGCCCGCGGACGTCCTGATCATCGACGACCCGCTCAAGGACCGCGAAGAGGCCGACTCCGAGGTCTACCGGGAGCGCGCCTGGGAGTGGTGGACCGACACCGCCAGCGCCCGCCTGGCCCCCGGCGCCCCCGTCATCCTGATCCTGACCCGCTGGCACCACGACGACCTCGCCGGGCGCCTGCTGGCCGCCGAGGACGGCGAGGCCTGGCGGGTCGTGAACATCCCCGCCCAGGCCGACCACCGCCCCGAGCGCGGCGAGACCGACCCGTTGGGCCGCGAGCCGGGCGAGTTCATGATCTCCGCCCGCACCTACCTGGACCGCACCACCGGGCAGCGCGTGCCCCGCACCCAGGCCCAGTGGGAGCGCCGCAAGACCCAGGCCGGCCCCCGCACCTGGGCCTCGCTGTACCAGGGGCGCCCCACCCCGGACTCCGGGGACCTGTTCCCGTCCGAGTGGGCCCGCTACGACCACCCCCTGTGGGTCGAGCGCGCCGACGGCTCGCGGATCATCACCCACCGCGACTTCGAGCTCGTGCAGTCCTGGGACCTGGCGTTCAAGGACCGCAAGTCCAGCGACTACGTCGTGGGCCAGGTGTGGCTGCGTATCGGCGCCGAGGCCTACCTCGTCGACCAGGTCCGCGACCGCCTGTCGTTCACCAAGACGCTCGCCGCGATCAAGGCCATGACCGCACGCTGGCCGCAGGCGACCGCGAAGTTCGTCGAGGACAAGGCCAACGGGCCGGCCGTCATCAACGCCCTGCACCGGACCATCGGGGGCCTCATCCCGATCGAGCCCGAAGGGTCCAAGTACGCCCGGGCCAGTGCGGTCAGCCCCCTGTGCCACTCGGGCAACGTGGTGCTCCCCGAGGCGGAGCTGCTGCCGAACGTCGAGGACCTGATCGCCGAGGCCGACGCCTTCCCCAACGGCGCCCACGACGACGCGGTCGACGCACTGTCCCAGGCCATCAACCGACTGCTGCTCATGCCCCTGCTCAACGAGGACGACGCACTGGTCGAGGGCACCGACCTGTTCGACGAAGCCGACGACCCGCACGCCATCGTCGGCGGCTACTGACCGAAGGGCGGTGACCGGGTTGGGCGCACTGACGCGCGTGGGCGAGGCCCTGGGCCTGGTGCCGCGGCCGATCGTGGCGCAGGTGCTCGAGCGGGCCAACGCCGCCGAGTCCCTGCTCGAGGTCCTCACCGAGGGCCTGGCCGACCTGGAGCTGCAGCTCGAGGACTCCGGCTGGGACCGGATCCTGGCCGGCGCCCGCGAGCAGTTCTCCCGCTCGGGCCTGACGCGCGCCGCCGAGGCATGCCGGGTCATGGCCGTGGCCCACCCGCTCGTCAAGCGCGGGGTGGCGCTGCGCACGGCCTACATCTGGGGGCCGGGCCTGCAGATCAGCGCCCGCGCCGGCGCCGACGAGCCCCAGGACGTCAACGCCGTGGTGCAGGCCTTCCTGGACGACGAGGGCAACCAGGCGGCGTGTACCGGCGACCAGGCGCACGAGCGCCTCGAGCGGGCCGTAGCCACCGACGGCAACGTGTTCGTCGCGCACTTCACCAACCCGCGCACGGGCTTCGTGCAGGCCCGGCGCATCCCCTTCGGCGAGATCACCGACGTGATCACCAACCCCGAGGACGCCTCCGAGCCCTGGTACTACCGGCGCTCCTGGTCGACCACGGCCGTGGACGGCGAGGGCAAGGTCGCCACGCAGCTGTACGAGGCGTTCTACCCGGCGCTGGGCTACTGGCCGCGCACCCGCCCCAAGCGGTTCGGATCCGCCCAGGTGCTGTGGGACGCCCCGGTCCTGCACGTCAAGGTCAACGACCTGGACGGGTGGGACTTCGGCATCGGCGACGTGTACGCGGCCCTGCCCTGGGCGCGGCTGTACCGGGACTTCCTGGCCGACTGGGCCACCCTGGTCAAGTCCCTGTCCCAGTACGCCTGGCGGGCCACGTCGAAGGGCTCCAAGGCCCAGCAGCTGCGCCAGAAGATCGCCCGGCGCCCCACCACGGACGCGCCCGACGGCAACCCCAACACCGTGGGCGCCACGGCCGCGATGAGCGCCGACGTGACCCTGGAGGCCATCCCCAAGACCGGGGCCACGATCGACTCCGACTCGGGCCGGCCGCTCGCCGCGATGATCGCCGCTGGGCTGGGCATCGCCGTCACCGTGCTCCTGGCAGACCCCGGCCAGACCGGTGCGCGGGCCGTCGCCGAGACCCTCGACCGGCCCACCGAGCTTGAGATGGGCATGCGCCGCTCAACCTGGGAGGCGGCCTACCGCCGCTCCCTGGCCTACGTCATCACCGCGGCCGTCCGCGCACCGCAGGGCCCCCTGAACGGCAGCGTGACCCGCGACCTGGAGACCGAGCGCATGGTCACGGTCCTGGCCGGCGACGTCGACCAGACCGTCGAATTCGACTGGCCCGCCATGGACGACCTGCCCGTCGACCAGCTCGTCAAGGCCATCGTCGAGGCCGACGGCACGATGAAGGTGCCGCCCGAGGTCATCGCCCGCCTGCTCATGCAGACCCTGGGCGTCAAGGATGTCGACGACCTGCTCGCCGGCATGCTCGACGAGAACGGCAACTGGGTCGACCCCATGGCCTCGGCGGGCCAGGCCGCGATCGACGCGTACCGCCGTGGTCTGGACCCCACCCAGGCGCTGTAGCCGTGGCGCTGGAGGAGGAGACCCTGCGCCTGGCCGCTGGCCTGCGCATCGTCATCGACGAGCAGACCAAGACGCTCGAGCGGCGGCTGGTCCGCGAGTGGGCCCGGGCCTGGGACGCGCTCTACGCGACGTGGGGCGACGCCATGATCGACCTGGCCACCGCCGGCGTCGACGGCCAGTGGCCCTCACGGTGGGTCATCTCCCGGGCCCGCAAGACCGAGCAGGCCCTGGCCGCCGCGCTCGACTCGCTGTACGAGCTCGCCGACACCACGACGATCACCCTCACCGACGCCCTCGGCCAGGTCGTGAACCTGACACCCGAGCACCAGTTGCGCATCATCGCCTCCCAGCTGCCCCAGATACCCGAGGCGCAGGCACTGCTGTCGGTGTCGTTCGACCGGGTCGACCGCACCGCCCTGGACGCCATCGTCGAGCGCGCCACCCACCAGATCACCGCGTCCACGCGACCCCTGCCAGGCTTTGTGCAGGCCCGCATGCGCGAGGTCCTGGTCTCCGGCGTCACCGTTGGCGACAACCCCCGCAAGGCCGCCCGGGCCATGGTCCGCCGCATCGAGGGCGCCTTCAACGGCGGGCTCACCCGGGCACTGACGATCGCCCGCACCGAGATGCTCGACGCCTACCGGTCCTCGGCCGCAGTCACCGACTTCGCCCACGACGACCTGGTCACCGGGTGGAAGTGGCTCGCCACCCTCGACACCCGCACATGCCCGTCCTGCCTGGCCCAGAACGGCACCGAGCACAACATCGAGGAGACCGGGCCCAACGACCACCAGAACGGCCGGTGCGCGCGCGTGCCGATCGTCAAGCCCTGGGCCGAGCTCGGCTTTCCCGACATCGCAGAGCCGCCCTCGACGTTTCCCGACGCCCAGGCATGGTTCGGCGAGCTCCCGAAGGCCGACCAGGTCAGAATCATGGGCCCCACGCGCCTGCAGGCGCTTGACGACGGCCTGGTCGGCTGGGGCGACCTCGCCACACGCCGGTCAACCCCAGGGTGGCGCGACTCCTGGGCACCCACACCCGTCGGCCAGCTGCTAGCACGGCCGGGCTACTAGCACTCCTCGGGCTCGTCGGCCGGCGGGCAGTGCAGCTCCTCACCGGGGTGCAGCTCGCACACGTACACCGACACGCCGCCGGGACCGAAGCGCACCGACATCAGCCGCCACAGGTGCAGGACCTCGCCGGCCTCCGGTGAGTCCAGGTCGCCAGGCACCGCCCCAGCATCCCACCCGCCAGCGCCGAGGAGGCGTCATGCCCACCCGCATCTTCGAGGCCGCGCCGTTCGCGCAGGCCGCGACCCCCGCCGAGGGCCCGGGCCGGCTGCTGGTCAAGCTCATCGACGCCGGCAAGGGCTCCTCGGGCGTGTACACCGCCGAGGCCCTCCAGCTCGCCGCCCAGGAGCGCGTGTTCCCGGCCGGGACGCACATGTACATCGACCACCCCACCGAGACCGAGCAGTGGGAGCGTCCCGAGCGGTCCGTCAAGGACCTGGCAGCCGTGCTCATCGAGGACGCCCGCTACGACGCGGGCATGCAGGCCCTCGTCGCCGAGGTCCGGGTGTTCTCCCAGTGGCGCCAGCCCATCGCGGACATGATGGAGGCGATCGGCACCTCGATCCGGGCCATGGCCGACACCGAACCCGGCGAGTGGGAGGGCCGGCCCGCCAAGGTCATCACCCGCCTGCTCGAGGCCCTGTCCGTCGACTTCGTCACCCACGCCGGCCGCGGCGGCAAGATCCTGCAGGTCCTGGAGTCCGACCGCCGGCGCGTGCACGAGGCCCGCAACGTCGGCCAGTGGGTCGAGGCGCGGATCCACCGGGACTTCACCACCACGGCCGACGAGATGTTCGGCGACGGGCGCCTGACCCGCGAGGAGCGCATCACCCTCTCCGGCGCCATCGGCGACGCCCTCGCGGCCTTCGTCGCCCGCATCGAAGCCGACGCGCCCCAGCTGTACCAGCGCGACCTGTGGGACGAGCCGCCCATGGCCCAGACCCAGGCCGTGGAGGCTGCCGTGCGGCGCGGCGTGGCCGAGGCCACCGCCAACGACCGGCGCGAGCAGCTCTCGGCCCTGGTCAAGGACGCCTACGCCGGCGACAAGACATGGGCCTGGGTCCGCGACTTCGACGACACGACGGTCTGGTTCGACGTCGAGGACTCCGAGGGCGCGGGCACCTACGCGCAGACCTACACCACGACCGACGACGTGGCCACGGCCCTGACCGGGGACCGGACCGAGGTTCGCGTCCAGACCACCTACGTCCCCGTCACCGCGCCGACGACCGAGTCGGCCCCGAGCGTCCCGAGCCGTCCGGCCGGGCGAACAACCGAGGAGTCCGAGGAGGACGCCATGCCCCAGATCGAGGAGGCGCGACTGCGCCAGCTCGAGACGGACGCCGGCCGGGCAACCGTGCTCGAGTCCGAGCGTGACACCGCTCTCAAGGAGCGCGACGCGGCCAAGGCCGAGCTCGCCACCGAGCGCAAGCGCACCGAGCTGCGCCCGACCATCGCCCACGTCATCGCCGAGTCCGAGGCCATCCCGCCCGCGCTCCGCGACCAGCTCGTGGGCACCGTCGTCGAGTCGATCGTCGCCGACGACACCACCGACACCGCCAAGACCAAGGCGACCGAGGCCCTCAAGGCCAAGGAGACCGAGGTCGCCGCGATCGCCGAGATGTTCGGCGCCGGCAAGCCCCGAGGGCTCGGCGGCAAGCCCGCGGCCGAGGGCGGCGAGCCCACCCAGGCCGACGTCGACGAGGCCGCCGCACGCGCGTTCGGCCACACGATCAAGGAGGCGTGACCGATGGCCACCAACATCGTCTTCGAGTACGGCCGGCGCCTGTCCGTGCCGTGCACCTACCCGGCGACCCCCGCGTCGGGCGACCCGGTCATCTTCGGCGACCTGCCCGGCGTGGCGATCGGCGCCGAGGACACCGACGGCCTGACCGTCGTGCAGTTCGAGGGCGTGGCCGACGTGTCGGTCAAGGCCATCGACGGCGGCGGCAACAGCGCCGTCGCGTCCGGCGACGTCATCTACTACGTCGACGGCGACACCCCGGTGCTCTCCAAGAAGAACACCGGCGTGCGCTACGGCCTGGCCCTGGAGGCCATCACCGCCGGCGCGACCGACACCATCAACGTCCGGATCGGCTGAGGAGGCCCACCGTGATCGACAACATCGAGGTCCTCACCGGCGCCGAGGCCGTCGCTGAGGGCGAGCGCTCCGGCGGCGAGGGCGGCTTCCACGCCCCCGCCCGCGGTCCGCGGTACGCCCAGCGGCTCATCGAGGCCGCGAACATCTGGGGAGAGGCCATGACGGCTGGCGGGATCGCCGGCTTCAAGGCCCGGGCACGCCTGGCCGAGGCGCTGTCCACCCCGGACTTCCCCTACCTGCTCGGTGGGGTCATCGACCGCGAGCTCCTGCGCGAGTACAACCAGATCAGCCCGGTCTGGCAGTCGTTCGCCATGCGCACCACCCTGCGCGACTTCCGCGAGAAGAACCTGATCGACCTGCTGGGCGGTCGGGCCATCCTCGACGAGGTCAAGCCCGGGGCGGAGTACAAGGCCCGCGCCACCAGCGAGTCGAAGTACGCGATCTCCGTCGGCAAGCGCGGTGCACGGTTCGCGCTGACCTGGGAGATGCTCGTCAACGACGACCTGGACGCGTTCCGCACCCTGCCGAACCGCCTGGCCGACGCGGCGCGCGTCACCGAGGACTACCTGGCCACCAGCCTGCTGGTGTCCGCCGCGGGCGCGAACACGGCGTTCTTCAAGGCCGCCAACGGCAACGCCCCCACGGCGCTGGCCCTGACGACCGACAACCTCGCCACGGCCATCACCGAGGTGCAGAGCCGCAAGGACAGCGACGGCAACCCGATCGACCTGTCCGCAGGCGTGGTGCTGATGGTCCCGCCGGCCCTCGAGATGAAGGCCATGCAGATCGTCAACGCCGTCGAGGTCCGGGTCACCGACGGGTCCAACCAGCTCATCACCGCGAACTACATCAAGTCCAAGGTGACGGTGCAGGTCAACCCGTGGCTCACGGTCATCGCGACCGACGGCAACGCCGCCACCCGGTGGTTCATCCTGCCGAAGCCGACCGCCCCGCGGCCGGCTCTGGCCGTGGGCTTCCTGCGCGGCCACGAGGTCCCGGACCTGCGCGTCAAGACCGACGCCGGCTCCCGCGTGGGCGGCGGGGTCATCGACCCGACCGAGGGGTCGTTCGACTTCGACGACATGCAGTACCGGGTCCGTCACGTCATCGGATCGGCCACCGTCGACCCGAAGGTCACCTACTGCTCCAACGGAGCCTGACCTGATCGCCCGGGCCGCGGCCTGAGCCCCTGGCTCACCGCTGCGGCCCGGGCGCAGGCCCGATCACCACCACCTGGGAGGTCACCGTGGGCAACTACGACACCGCCACCGGGCAGGTCCGGCTGCTCATCGCCGACACCGACACGGCCAACCAGCTGCTCACCGACGCGGCGATCAACGGCCTCCTCAGCCTCAACGGCGTGACCGACCCCGCCGATACCTCCGACCCGGCGGGCATCCGCCGCGCGGCCGCTGACGCGCTCGAGGCCATCGCGTCCTCGGAGTCCCTGGTGGGCAAGAAGATCCGCACCCAGGCCGGGGTCTCCACCGACGGGCCGGCCGTGGCCGCGGACCTGCGCAAGCACGCCGCGCAGCTGCGCGCCCAGGCCGACGAGCACGACTCCGGTGGCTTCTTCGAGGCCGTCGAGTTCGAGCCCTACCCGACCACGAGCCTCTGATGCCGCTCCCGGGCACGCGCGTGATCCACGCCCGCTGGGCCGAGCACCACCGGCCTGCTGCCGTCGGCACCCTCACCGGTACGTGCACCATCGCGACCGAGGCCGGGTCCGACTGGACCGCCGAGTCCGGTGCCACCGCCGGGACGCCCACCGTGCACTACACCGGCACCTGCTCGGTGTCCAAGGCGCAGCGCGCCGCGCGGCAGGTCGACGCCGCCGGTCAGCTCATCAACCCGGCCGAGTACGTCGTGGGCATCGACCCCAGCGCGGCCGCGATCCCGGACGGCGCCCGCGTGCACGTCGACACCTGCGACGACCCCCGCCTCGTCGGCCTGGACCTGGTCGTCCGCGCGACCGACTACGACTCCGTCACGCTCGAGCGCGTCCTGGCCTGCGACCTGGACCCGACCACGCAGGGGTGAGCGACATGGGCCTGGAGATCGATGCCTCCGAGCTCAACCGCCTGGCCGTGGACTTCGGCAGCCTGCCCCTCCGTGCCGCCGGCCGCGTGCGCACCGCCGTCGCCGCCGCGGGCCTCAAGCTCGCCATCGACGCCAAGGCCGCCGCGCCCGTGGACACGGGCTTCCTGCGCGGCTCGATCGGCGTGGACACCGATCCGGACGGCCTCGGAGTCGTCGTCGGACCCACGGCCGAGTACGGGCCCTACGTCGAGTTCGGCACGTCGCGCATGGCGCCCCGGGCGTTCATGAGCCCGGCCTTCGACCGTGTCGCGCCGGGCTTCGTGGCCGCGGTCGAGCAGATCGCAGGTGACCTGTGAACCCCGAGACCCTGTACGCCGCCGTGGTTGCCCGCCTCAAGGCCCAGGTCCCAACGGTCGACGTCCACGAGGCGCAGGTCCCCGACGCCCCGACTGCCGACGGCAGCGGCAGGGTCCTGCCCTACGCGGTCGTGTGGGGCTCGGCGGGCTGGACCGCAGACCAGGCGCGCTCCATCACCCTCGACGCCGACGGCGCCCTGACCTGGCCGTGCCCGATCACGGTGGCCGCCGGCGACCCGATCTGGTGCCTGCGTGCCGCCCACGCGGTGCGCACCGCCCTCGACGGGTTCCGCATCGACGGCGACGTGCTCTACGAGCAGGCCGGGACGCCGCCCATGACGCGCGACGCCGACCCCACGCCACCGCGGTGGTACGTCCCGTTCACCTTCCGCATCGGCCCGACCCTCTGAGCTCCCGACCCGTCCGGTCGGGTTCGTCAACTGCCCCGGAGGCACCCCATGGCCAAGGCCACCCCGGAGCCGAAGGGCTCCACGTTCCGCCCGATCGAGGTCACGCCGGCACCCAAGCCCGACGGCTTCAAGCCGATCGAGGTCACGCCGGTCGACGTCCAGCTCGCCGCCGCCGCCGCCAAGGCCACGCCCGTGGCCGCACCGCACACGCCCGCCACGGGCGCCAAGGAGGACTGACCCATGCCGCGCATCGTCGATCTCGGCGTCACCCAGTACACGTGGGTTCCCGGCGTCGCTGCCATCACCACCCCGTCCGCGCCGAAGCTCGCGGACATCACGGCGGCCTCCGGCGTGAACATCTCGCCGTGGGTGGTCGCCACCACCGACATCAACCCGACCGCGTCGGACACCGTGACCGAGAAGGGCATCACGGACATCACGAACGCGGTGGTGCCGTCCATCGGCAACTACGACGGCACGCTCGTGCTGTTCCGCTCGTTCGCCTCGGGCGCGCCCGACGCCGACGACCTGTTCTCCACGTTCAGCGCGTCGGGGGTCACCGGCTGGATCATCCGCCGGCTCGGCAAGGCCTACGACACCGCGCTGGCCGTCGCCGACATCGTCGACCTCTTCCTGATCATGACCGACAACCCGCAGCAGTCCGGCGGCAAGGCCGACGGCTACCTCAAGCTCACCGTCCCGCTGCTGCAGCAGGGCCAGATGTACCTCGGCAAGGCCATGGTCGCCTGACCCACCCCTCGACCCCCGCCGGGCGCTGCGTCTCACAGGTCCGCGCGCCCGGCGGGGCCACAACCTCAGACCTGTGCTGAGACCCGCGGAGGCGGTTCCCATGCCCATCACCATCAACGGCGTCCCC